TCTGGAACTTGTGAATCATCTAAAAGTCTAGCCATTCTAGCCATGATTTTTAAAGGACTAAGTTCAGAACCGCCATTACCCATATCAATTGGGTCACCAGAACTAAAGTTAGCTACTGCTGAACCATTTCCGTCACCACCTAATTGATGGTCTGGAGAAGAAGTTGATACTCCGCTAAACATAGCAGATAGAACTTCTGAGTCCATTGTATCTTTTAGTGTGTATGCTGCACTAGACGCACCTACTGACGCAAAGTTAATGTGAGATAATTTCTCTTCGATATCATCTACAATGAACTTGAATGAGTTAGCTTTGTCAATGACAAGTGTTAACTCTTGGTCACTTAGGAATTGTTTAGAAGTAGAAGCTGCTCTTGTGTAAGCTGCTACTGTGATTGTTGGCTCTTTGATGATGTTTACAGTATCACCAAAAGCTGCGATTTCACCCGCATAGTCTGTGTTAGTTATTGCTTCGATTACAGAAGACTTTCTGAAAAAGTTTTGAATCTTTTTCGAGAAAATTTCTGGTACGAAGAACTCATTAGTTTGACCGGAAGTACCTGCATTAAAGTTATTGTTAGCACCACCGGAAGCATTTTGAAATACAGCCATTGTATTCTCCCTTATTAATTAAAAGTTAATGTGATGACTATATCTGTTTAATTGTTTAATAAGTTGGGTTACCAGAACCGCCATACTTACGATTGCCCATATCATTTATAATACGACCTTCTCGCATAGCTTCGGTTATAGAATTTTCATTCTTATCAAACTCTGTCTGAGACATAGCCGCTATTTGAGAACGAGTCCAAATTTTCTTAGAGCCATAGCCGATGTCTTTACTGTTCTTAATTTGTATCATTTCAGAAGCAGGTACAACATCACCAGATGTTTCTTTAGATTTAGACTTGCCGGTATCTTGTTTGAAAAGGTCAATTGCTCTTGAAGCCAACTCTGCATTAGAGTTATTACCATATACCCAACCTTTTATTTCTTCGGGTTGACTACCAGCCCAACTGTGAAATGCATCAGACTCACGAATTGTTTCAAAGTCTGGATGTATTCTTGCTAGTTTAGCTTCTGCTCTTTCTTTGTTAGCTTGTTGGTTTAGCTTTTTTAAGGAGCTAACCTCCGCCTTAACATCTTCTAACTCTTTTGAAGTTCGAATGTGAGCAACAGATTCAACAACATTATAAACATCTGGATATTCTTTCTTAAATGCATCAAGTTCTTCAGCACTTTTAGGAGCTTTATATTTAGGTCTATTTGACCTAGCTTCAGCTAAAAGTTCTTCTTCTCTTTGCTTAAAAGAATTAACACGAGTATCATAATGTTTTTTAAGGTCATCGTATCTTTTCTTATAGTCCACCTTTTTGTAAGGTTGGTCAGCTTGTTCTTCCGGAGTATCTTCCTGTAGTTCTTGTGATTGCATAGAATCAACAACAACTTTCGGAGGGTCTTTCTTAACAGCTATTGTGTTTGCATCTTGAAAAGTTGTAGATGCATTTTGTTTTTGTTGGTCATAATCAATATAATCTTTTTTCATATTATAAGGATTTGCTTCTTCGCTTTCGCTTTTCTGAGAAGTAGCTTTGTTTAATAAAGTGTTCTCATTACCTTCAACCATTTTTTATCACCTTTCTTTTAGTTAATTGGGGTTTTACAGTATGTAAAAGTAGCCGATATAGAGTGCCTAGGTGATAACCCGGGTAGCTCTATATTCTTGAAGTGGACATTAATCCACCTCTTGCCATCATAGGTTCGGAAGCTGTAGTTGTTTGATTAGCTTCTTGTACATTCATGGCTCTATCATATTCTTCTTCTGCTTGTTTCATTTGTTTTCTAAGTTTGTCTACACCTATTTGTTTTACAGATTTAGCTGTAAAGACAAACTCTCCATCTGATAACATAGCTGGAATTGAATCTGAAGTTCCTGTTCCCGGTCCATCTACTTCTCCAGAACCGGTAAATTCTTTCATAGTCATTTTAGAAATAATATCCATTAACATTGGGTATTCTTCTAAAGCTTGTTCTAAAACTTGTTCTTCATCAGAAGTTAAAACAGAAGTATCTATTGTTGCATCTGTTTCAACATCATCACCCGGAGTCATCGCTGATTCCATTTGCATTGACACATCGGGTTTTAATTCTTCTACTTGCATTGGTTCGTCAGTTACTTCGCCACCTTCTTGATATGCTCTATATCCTATATCTTCTTGCACTCTTCCTAGTCTTGGGTCTCCACCCATTAGACCACCTGTTGCAGCTTGTGTAACATTTTCTGTATTCATTTTAATTCGATTTAACATTGGCATACCAATATAAGTTGCAATTGTTTCATCATCAGCATTGTTCTGTTTCATTTTTCTGTATACAGATAATGCTTTATTGTATTCTTTTGTGTCTTCTGTAACTACATCACCATCTTTATATCTTGCTCTCATAGGGTCAAATAATCTTTTAGGTGTTCCCTCTCTAGCACTTTGAGGTGTAGCTACATCATATAATCCCATAGTAGGATTCATCTCTGAGCTTGGTATCAGAAATGAATCCATTTGATTTTTTAATTTTTCAGTTGCCACTATTATTTCTTTTTAGCTTTTTTCTTTTTCATCATGCCGCCACCAGCTTTTTTGACTCTTTTTTTCTTTTTAGCCATTCCACCGCCACGCATCATGCTCATTCCTTTTTTAGCTGTTTTCTTTTTTCCCATCATTGTATACTCTCCTATAGGTTTGTCGTTTAATTACAGTATCTTGATAATAGTCTTTATCCCATTTATCATAATACCCTTTTTTGTGAAGAAGCTTTGATGCGTTCTCCAATTCATTATATGGTTGAATAAGAACCATATAAAACTCGTAGTCTGCTTCTATATTTGTTTCGTGTTCTTTTAAAAAACTAACTTGTTCTTCGTCTCCATCTTCGGGATGGAAAGGCATAAGGTAAACATCGTTATAAACAAATGCATAGTTTAATGCTTCTATATAACAAGCTAATTCTTCGCAAGTTAAATTTAAATCATCACAAGCTACAATAATTAATTTTTTATTTTGTTCTTTTATTGTTCTTGCTTCTTTAGAAACAGTATATAAAAAATCTTGACTATATTCTACTTCAACAATTTTAACTTGGTTTTTTAGTCTAGCAGCTTTTGCATATGGACAAACTGCCCATCCCCCTAATTCTTTATTTGGCTTTTCTAAAAAATTTTCTGACCAAGCTAAAAGCTCTTCTGTAATAGAAGTCAATTAGTTTTGTATGACTTTACTGTTGCAGGTAAATTAAGTAGCTGGTCCAGTAAATTCCATTTCCCCTGGCATCGGTACACCGCCTGTTCCGATTGTGCCATCGCCAACTCCCGAGTTGTCTGGTCTTGAAGCTTCTGGAGGTAATCCTTCAGATGATGCCATTGGGGGCTGCTCACTACCAGTTGGAGCTGCTGGATTTGGTTGTTGTCTAGCATTTTGTAATCCTATTATTTTTGCGTATATTTCAGCTTCGTTAGGGTCATTAATAACTGCGTCTGGGTCAAGGTCTAAAGTGTATGCCAGTTCTTTTATTAGTTCTGGTATTTTTACAAAAGGTGCTATCGCAGGATTTTGTACACTTTGTAAGAACATTGTAAGTCTTTGTGACCTAACTTCTTTTTGCATTAAAGAAGAAGTTCCAGTTGCTATTACTTCTAAATCACCTTGTACTTCTAAGTCACCTTCATAGAATTGCATATTCCATTGAAAGTATGCTTCGCCCAATGGTTTTAATAAAAAGTCATCTAAGTTTTTGACAACTGTTTTAATATTTAGATTAGCAGCACTAAGTAACATTGACATACCAGAAGCTGTTCTAGTCATACTTTGAACACCTGTTTGACCATGTGAGTATGATGGTATACCTGTTGACTCATCTGCCAACTGTCTAAACTTATCAAACATCATCATATTTTCTGTTGATGTGTTTGGAAACTTTAATCCATGAATTGCTTGACCCGGCATACCAGCTTGTCTTCTGAATATTTTACCCGGATATACATCCATGTTTTGACCTGCTACTAATGCTGACTCATCAACATCAAAAACAAGTGAACCCGATAATGCTAAGTTATCAATAGCCATTCTTGCATGACCATTCATAATTTGTTGTGCATCATTCATATTTTCTGGTACACCAATACCAAAAAAACTATACGGATTCTTTTCGTAAGGAAATGCGTTGTATGGTATACGATATGGTTTAAATGGATTAAGAACCATTCGTAAAACTCTGTTCTCAGTTACCCAAGCATTAATTTGAAATTCACTTTCATCATCCATCTCTACTGGAATTTCTAGTTGTGAATCTTCTAGGGTTTTTCTATCTACAATACCCCAGTATTCTAATACTTCGTATCTGTCGTATTCGTTTTGAGTATAGTCATCTTCTTGTCGTATTTGAGTTTCATAACTTCTATTACGATAGTTAGGACCATCTTCTAATGTAGCTAAGACTTCATCTTTATTAAAGAAAGGTCTGCTTAATAAATCTCTTAATTGATTTCTATTTAGTTTGTGTCTATGTATAACATATTCACACTCTTCAATATTTTTTGCATTTGGGTCTGGATAAAAATCCCATGCACTTACAAATTCTATTCTTGGTACTTTAGCTTCTTCTGGATTGTATACTCTTGAACCATCATCACCAATATCATATTTGTGTAAAGTTTTATTAAAAGTAAAAGGACCTTTAATAATACCTGTTCCTAAAAGTACAGATTCAAATAAAGCACTTCTTAATTCTTGTGAACCATTTGACTCATCTATTTCGTCATGGATTAGTTTTTCCATGCGTCTTGCTATTTCAGTTGCCGGTTTTATTTGCGGCATATCTGGAAGAGGAGCTGGTCCTTCTTCTAAACCTGTTGGTTGTATAGTCTCAAATGTTGCACCCGGTTCTATAGTTTTCCCATCTCCTTCAAAACCAATTGGAGACATTTCCGGTTGAGGGGAAGTACCGGGTTGATAATTTAAATTACCTTCTATAGTCGGGGCTGACTGTTGAAGATTGTCTCCCATTTGCTCTTTGAGAGGATTGAGGTGTGCAAATTGTGCCACACCTTCTGGTACTTTGGTTTCTTCAACAGAGATGGGAAACTTATTAGCAGAAAATAATACATCTACTAGTTGTCCATAAGCCGCAAGAACTTTAGTCTTAGTTACTTTTACAAATACTCTTGACTTTTCATGTTCTCTAAAATGAACATTTTTGTAGTATTTCCCACGATAATTATGAAATGCTTCTAACCATCGTTCTTCATCACTACGCCTAGCTCTCTCAGATTCATCAAACTTGTTGTAGACAAAACCTGCTAGTCTTGTTGACTCTACTTCATCTTTGATTTCTTCTTCAGAGTTAATATTATTATTATCGCTATATTCTGCCATATCTTCCTTAATCTATATTATACACCTACTTATTAGATTTGTCAAGTAAATTCTTTTGTAAATAAGGTAATAACCATTTGTTATCTCTTAGCACTTGAACAAAGTAATTAGTAAAGCTATTTATTAATCGTTCTTCTTTTGAATCCCCATGTAAAACACCCCCATCTCCTGTTTCACCAGAAATATAAGCTATAGCATGGAATAATTCATGTAGTACAGTATTGACCTCATCTAGCTTTGTTAAATCAGATTGTATCTGTATTACATTTTCTCTTTGTATATACTGACCATAACAGTCAGTTAAAACATCTTTTTTAAAATCTGGAGTAGTTACCTGTAGTTCTATGTCTTGGTAACCTACTTTAAGATTCTGTTTATCAATCTTTATCGCTTTTACCGCCATACATATACTCCTCCTTAGAGTGTCTAAAGTTATTAGATTTACTTGTATCTATATCTGTTTCCGGTTGTTTGCACCATTCTCTGAATTGGTCTTCCGGTCCGCCCATATCGTTTAATCTAAATATCTTTGGAGCAACAAACACTTGCTCTATATGTCTTTTCCTGCGATACTTCATCATATCATCATATGACATAACTTTGTCATAGACTTCGTTTGTTTCTTTATTTCTAAATCTATATACTGGCATTTAAAAATATTTCTTTAACATAGCTATCTGGTCATCATACTTAGCTATAATCTCTAATTCTTTTTCGATTGCTTCTAATATATCTGGATGTTCACCTACTCCTACTGGATTTTTAAGGTATACTTCAATATTAGCTTTATGTTTTGTTATATGTCCTTCTGCGTGTGATACTAGTCCTTCTATTATCATGTTTCTCATATTTGTTATTATCCAATCATCCATTATTATTTAATATCCAAATGTAGGGTCAGATGGTGTAAATCGTTTTATTTCTGCCATATTTCTATATGCTGATGGTTTTTGCGGTCTTGACATAATTAAATATCTTAAAGCATCATAAGCATGGTCAGATGATTTAGTATCAACATCCTCTGTTCTATTTGGGTCTATCGGTATACTTTGTAATTCTCTAATCATATTAACACAAGTAGAGAATATCTGTAGTTTAGGTCTGCCCGTTTGTTTATCCTGCTTTAAATATTCATGTACTTGGATTTTACCTTGTATTCTATTTTTATCTGCTGGTCTTAATTTATGACCTGCTCGGACCAAAGTTTCGCCTACAGTTGGTCCTCCTACGCCAGTTCTATTCCAAGCCGCACTATCTAATACTCCTTGAATACTTCGATGTTCATCTCTTTCA